CTGCCTTACCGACGGTATTCCACAGGTCAAGCTCCCTTTGCACCTCTGCCGCAAATGGACTTGGATATGCTCCGTTTGCGTTTGGCTCAATGCCTAAGATTTGTGCTTCCTCCGCGGTGAAATATCCTCAATAACAAAAAAAGAGACAGAAAAAATCTGTCTCAGTTTTTGGCTTGCTATATGAGAATATTTTTAAAGGCTTAAATATTAATTAATTTTTTTGCCTCCTGCAATGATTTCATCAGGGAAGTTTCGATAATCTACAAGAAAGAACAAATCTTCTGTAATATACACAGGAGGATTGTCTTTCACCCAAAGAGCCTTGAAAACAAAAGAAGTGAAATCTTCATAATTTTCATCATCAAGCTCTAAGTCGTTATCATCATCAAAGCAAGTATCAAAATTAGCAATTACCATACTTCCGTCTTTCCATCTCAAAAACATAGGCTTTTTGGCATATTCATCCATATTTCCATAAAAGGTTCTGATAATAGGTCTTTCTTTTTCACTAAAATACATAATTAATCACTCCAATCTTTTGGTTTTGTTGGTACAATATGAGTACCTTCTTTTGAATAGTTAATCATACCCATAGTTGTATCGTATGCTTTTCCTGTTTTTTCATCAACATATTTTCCAATTACCTTTTTAAAATCAACTCTTTCTTTATGACTATTAACTTTTTGCCCTGTGCCGCTATACTTTTTTATTAAGTTTTGAGCGGTATCTGTTGAGATATTTAAGATACTTTTGCCCTTTTGATAATTATTATGTCCTAAAATATGCTTGCCTTGCTTTCCCATATGTATAGTCTTAGGCAAATCAGAAAAATTAGAAGCTTTTTTTGCAGCTTTTATCGCATCAGCCGCTTTATCGGTATTTTTGATAGTCCCCGCAAGCATAGCAAGTCTTGCAGTATCGGCAAATTCACCGGCAACGGGAATAACACCGAGCAAATCCAAGCCTGCGGAAAGATAATCCCCGCGTAGCAAATCCACAGGAATTGCCGCTAAGGTAGGGGCGGATATTATCCGCCCGTTTAAAATTATCTCTATGAAATTACTTCAAAAATAATATCGGGATTTTTTTTGTTAAGATCTTTAAAAACTTTTAAAACACCTGTCGTAACGTATTCTTTTTCTTCCTTTGGTAAAGAATTTATGCCACTTATTAGTATTATTGATAAAGAGGGGCAATATTCTTTTAAGCTATCCCAAAGTGCGTCAAGATTGCATCCGTAAAAATCAGGAAAACCAAAGGTTTCTTTTAATTTCATATGTATTTGTAAATAGCTTTTGCAATCTGTAAAATCTAATATTATTGTATTCATTTTGTGTTCCTTTTTTTCCTCAAAGGGGCGGAAAGACCGCCCCTATTGTGTGTTTAAGTTGATTTTACACTCCATTGAAATATTTCTTCGAAATGTTCAAAGCTTTCTATTTGTTTTCTTTGTTTTAAAAAGACCTGTCAATAATTTTCATTTCCGGAATAATATCCTTTAGACACTTTCCATCAATTTCGTATTTAAGTGCATTTTCAGCTGTTGAATAGGTTTTTTGGCTATCTTCGTTATAAAATTCAATTATGCTTACGCCTTCATTGGTATGAGTAATAGAATATTTTTTATTATTGTATAAAAATTCTACTTCACAACCTCTATTCAAACAATCCACTAAATCACGATCATCAAAAAAATTATTATCATATTTCATTTTGAAAATTCTCCTTTTTATTTTGTTTCAAATATAGGATTACCATTTTTATCCCAACGAATATTATGTTCATGAGGGTTTGTGTGATTTTTTGGATTACCATGATCAGAGTGATGAATTTCCTTTGTTGCACGACCATCTAATCCTATGTGTGTTTCTTTATACCCACTTCGTTTTATTTGACCGGGTTTGCCATAAAGATGGCTATCCTTATTTGACTTACTTCTTTTAAAACTTCCTTTTGTTCTGCCAAAATTTCCATTCGTACTTCCACCCATTAAGCAGTCACCTGCTTTCTGGATTTGGCAAACTCACTTTCAAAGGCAATAATATTTATCCCCATATCCCTGTATGGTTTAAATATACTGTCTGGTGCAGCTCCGTATACAATGATATTTTTTGGCGAAAGCCTTTTGACAAGTTCGTTAAGTCCGTTTTTAAAATACTCCTTGTCCGTTTTCTTTTTGATACAGCCGTGAGTGCCTACTGCAACAGTTTTGTCCTTTTCAATTCCGTCAAAGCAAAAGTCATAGGTTCTATCATCATTAAATCGGATATTCGGAATTACTTCGACACCGTTATCCTGTAACCAAGCCGCCAATGCTCTGCCTCGGTAGGTGTTCCACATCTGCATAACAAGCGCATATTTCGATACAGACTAAAATCAGGAGAAATAACACCCTTGAATTTTTTCAGCTTGTTTATGTATTTTTTTGGATTGTGCCAAAGTCTCTCAAAATTATCGTCGTATTCATAGAAAACTACCCAACAGTCAAAATCCTTATACCCTTGCCGCATAGCCTTTGAAAAGGTGACAACCTTTTGTGGTATCAATGAGCTTGTCCTGATTTTGGGTAATTCTATATATCCTGCATAGTCTGCATTATGTACCAAAAAGGAACGAAACACGTCTTTTTTACTATTATAAGTCATATTTTTGAAAAAGTCAATAAAAACTCAAACTTTTGTTCGTGCATTATTGACTATCCTCCTTTCTCTTAATTATGAGGAAGTGGGGCGGAGGTTTTCCGCCCCTTCCTTATCATTTTCTTGTTGCAAGAGCTTTTCTTATCGCCGCCTGAGTTTCGTAGTCAACCTCTGCCTTACCGACGGTATTCCACAGGTCAAGCTCCCTTTGCACCTCTGCCGCAAATGGACTTGGATATGCTCCGTTTGCGTTTGGCTCAATGCCTAAGATTTGTGCTTCCTCCGCGGTGAAATATCCGCGGTTATAGGCATTTTTGTAAGCCGTTTCCGCTCTCTTTGACATAATGTCTGTGAGTTGCTCCTCGCCCTCAAGACCTCTGTAATACTCATAATTTTCGGTATCGTATTTGTCCCTTTCAAGCTCGTTTGTATTCATATGTCTTGTGTATGCCTCATAGATAGTTCTGTCAATATCTGCATCGGTCGCCTCGTTAAAGCGGTCATAGAGCATTTTGTTCTTCTCGGTCTGAGCCTCGTCAAGGTCAAGGAGTCCCGACAGATACTTGTGCTTGTTGTCAATGTCATCAGAATATCTCTCGTAGGATTGCTCCGCAAGCTCACCAAGCTTGTCATTAAGCTGAGAATTGTAGTAGTTAAGCTGCTGAGCACCGGCAGTTACCGCTGCGCTGCTTTCATAGCCGCCTGTGAGTGCCGCCATCTGTCCGAATGCGTCTTCATAGGCGCGCTGTCCCTCGCGGTGATACATCTCGCGGTATGCTCTGTAAGCCGGGTCCTCCTCGGGGTCGTAGCTCCAGTCCTCTGTATTTTCGATGTCCTCAACCGCATTGGAGATTTTCTCGTCATACTTGTTTTCCTCAATGCCGATGCTGTCCTTTAGCTCCGAGATTGCGTTGTCCATCTCGTCCTTGTCAACGTGAGCCTTGCTTTCCCCGTCAATGTGATAGTTCTGCATCTCTTTACCGCCGACATACACCTTGCCGTCCTTGAAGTTGACAGTGTTCTTTAGTCCCGAGCTGCTTGCATAGTCTGTTGCAAGTCTTTTGCTTTTTTGTGTGCTTTTCTTTCCGATTGTTTCTATATTATTATTTGACATTTTAGTGTCCCCTTTCTTTGATTAAATTTGGTTATCTGGGAGGGTAGTCTGTATTAATACGTTATTGCGAGTTTTGAGCTGCCGCGAATTGTTTGAGCAATAGTAGTAATACAGACTGTCCGACTCCTTAACAATATATTAATTTAGATATTACTTATAGTAGAAACCTGAGATGATTTTAGCTTTTTCAAATCATCAATCAGCTTTTCCTTGCCGTCAAAATCCATCAGCCGGAGCAGCAAAACCGATGCGTCTATGTTCCCCTGTGAAAAAACATTCTCTTTCCACAGTGACAGTAAAAGCTCGTTGGTGCTTTCGCGTGTGTAAGGACTTCTCTTTTGAGGAACTACCTCAATATCCACCTCTACGCGTTCCTTTTTGGTAAGTCCCACATCAAAGCCGAGTGCGTCGCTCACAGGTGACTCGTGATAGAGATTTTCGTTGGAAAATTCCTCAAACTGCTTCACTCCCCACTCGTCAGTAATACGATAAACTCGCTTTTTTGTGAAGAATTCTCGCATAAGCTCAATCACCATTATGATGATGTCCTTGTACATATCGTAGGAGTCATCAATCAACGCACGTGACTGCTTTTCGCCCGTCTGACGAAGCACCGTAATCGCACTTGCCGCAGTAACGCCGCCGTTTACGCCGCCCTGCTGAAAGTCACGGTTTCCGGCAATTTCCTTGAGACGGTCAATTTTGTTGCCCAGATGTGCAAGAGCAAACTCGCCCAGAGAGGCAGTCTGTTGTGGAACAATTCCCGACGGGTCGCCCTGAATTTTGATTAAATCCTTGGAGTAGTCCATCAAATCATCTTCGTTCACACCCACACTTTCCTTGTATATCCATCTCTGCTTGGCGCTGAGCATAATGTTTTTGATGATGGCACTGTCAAGCCTGTCAATGTACATCTGAGGATTTTTGATGATGTCCACCAGACCAAAGCCAAACGGGCAGTTATCCTCAGGATAAAGTGCGTCGAACACTACAGGATACATACCGTGTGCATATAATCCGTTTTCGTACCCTTCTGTGTCCTCGGTTGCGTCAATGATGTTATCGTCAACCATCTTCATAAGGTGCAGAGTGCCGTCTGGCTTTTTGTAGTAGCAGTCAACCACAACAGTTTTTCCGTCGGCGCTTGTTGTACCGCGATAGTCCTCCACAGAGGCGTCTCCTGCAAAAAGCTCTCTGTGTTGCGGATATTTTTCGCAAAGCAAATCGTTGTCAACGGCATTGACAATGAACAAAAAGCGGCTGTCCTGAATGTCACTCACGTGCATATCACAGTAGACATTCAACAGGTCAATCGAGCGGATTTCAATGTCCTGCTTCTCCTCGTCATAAAAAATCCCATATATTCCTGTGCCGTACTTGAGCTTTTTTCTCCAGTTAGCCTTGTAGACCTTCTTGAAGCCACTCATATCCAATTGAACAGGAATTATTTTGGAAAGAAGCTGGGCGGTACGTTCGTCGCTCAGATTTCTTTCTATCAGATTTACCGACGGGAAGTTGTCCACCGCATCGGCATATCGGTTTTCTATCGCACTGAACACGAATGAGGTCGAAGCCTCAAGCTCGTTTGTGTCCTCGCGGTAAGAAACAGAATTTCTTTTTCTGTACCAGTCGGCATTGTCTAAAATTCTTCTGTGAAGCTCCTCCTTGTCCGACTTGTAACGTGCAAAGGCATTGAGAGCCTTAGTCTTTAGCTGAGGCGAAACCTTGCCTTTGTATTTTGTTGCTATACTCATTTTTTTCTCCTTTCTTTTTGTGGGCGAAAGCTATCGCCCTCCCTTGGGCAGAGGGTGTCCCCTCTGCCCTCAAATTTTAATCTAACGGATTCCACATTTTTTGTGTTTTTGCTTTTTCCCTATCCGGCTTTATCGGATTTTCCATAAAGAAATATCTTGCCGCGTCATAGTCGTGGTCCTCAAGTGAGCTGTCCACGTCCTCGACGTTTACCGCATCATAGACAAGCTGGGGCAAAGTTCTTATAAACTGAGGACAGGTCTTGAATACATACATCATCGGCAAGCCCTCTTCGTCAAAGGCAAGGCGGTAATGCATCTGCATTTTTCCGCTCAGACGGTCATTTTTACCTCTTTCAAAGTAAACTCCCTCCTGCTCCATCATACGAATTACTGTTCCGTCGCTGCCGCGTGATTCGTCCCAGATTGACGGGTCTGCCACGCCTGTGATTTTGTGTCCCTTTTCAAAGGTGTCCTCTATCTCGCGGATTTTTTTGGCGATTTCCTTAGGTTGCCACTTTATGCCCGTGTTCGGGGTGTCGGTGCAACCATAAAGCTGACGGTACAGATATGCCCGTCCGTCATAGTCAATTGCCCACCACTGCACCGCAAACGGCTTTGCATAGCCAAAGTCGAAGGAGCGGTATCTACGCCAGCCGTCGGGGATTTCAAAAGGTTCAATGACGTGGGTATTGACTCTTGAGAGATACCCCTCGGGGGCATTTCGCCATTCGGTGAATACCTGTCCCGAAAAGCTGTTCCAGTCCCCGTACAAAAGAGCTTTCTTTTGTGCTTCGTGCAACATTCCCAGATTTGCCAGATAGTTTGGGTCATTTTTCATCAGCACCTCGTTATCGAACACCGACGAGGGAACGAAGCATCTTGTCCTTTCAATTTCTATGCTTTTGCCCTCCGCATCAACGATGGTACTACGATAGGTGTAGGTTTTGTCCGGCTCCTTGCCCTCGATAAATCTCTCCTTTACCCACCCGTGACCAATGCCGCCGGGATTGGCAGTTGAGCGGATATATACCCTGAGTCCCTCGCCGTCGGCTCTGTTTCGCGAGATGAGATACTCATATTCCTCTTGCGAAAAGTGCGTCAGCTCATCAAAGCCTATGAACGAGTACGAAAGTCCCTGATAGTTTATGTAGCTGTCGCGGTTAGGCATTGACCCGAAGTAAATCTTTGCCCCCGAGGGAAAGCTCCAGCAATGCTCGGTGGAGTTATACTGGGCGGCGGGATATGCCCGCTTGTAGTATCGGAGAGATTTTAAGATAAGCTCTCTCAGCTGGGGGAAGGTTTTTCGGAATATAATTCCCCTGTAATTGGGGTTATCCACCTGACGCAGGGCTTCTATTACCATTGCGTCAGACTTGCCTCCGCCTGCTGCTCCGCCATAGAGGACTTCGTATTCGTCGCGACTCATAAAGTCGCATTGCCGCTTTTGCGGCGACCATATAATTTTTGTCATTTCCAGTTCACCACTTTTTCTGAATCGGTCATTGCAACGCCGCTGCCGATGCTATTGAGAGCAATGTTTAGCTGCTCCAAAAGCATAACGCACCATTGTCTTAGTGCCGCCGCGTCATCTTGGGCAACTCCCGTTGACTCGGGAGGATAATCAATGTTTAATGTCATATTATTTTTCTCCTTTCTAAGGTATTAGGTCGGGAAGGGTATATTTACCACCAGTTACAAACACGAGTATCCGGCAGAGAATTACTGTGCTTTATTATAAACTTGTCATAATCCTCCAGCCTTGAATTAAATACCGCCATATGCTTGTTGTAGGTGTCAAAATCTCTTTGGTTAAAGCATATCTTTGCATTGATAAAGTCATAGTACATTGTGTCAAAGGGTGCAGAGCAAACCGGCTTGTCGGTTATAAGTCTTTTTATGTCCCCAATGCAGTTGCCCTGAACCGGCAGTTCGGCATCAAGTATTATTTCAATCGTTTTGTCTCTGTTTGTTTTAGTGTCCCCTATGGCAGCACATATAACTTCTCCGTCAAGGCCTATTTCCACAATATCGCCAATCTCAAAGGGTGCTTGCGGCAAGGAAATCACAGAGCCGTTTATGCTCATCTGCACTCCCACAAGCTCAATGCTTCTTATGCTTTTATATTTGGGGCGGCACAAAAGCTTAATATTTCCGCTTATGCCCTGACCCTTTATGCAAATGCCGTTATTGCCCTGCACAAAATAAATCTGATGCTTTGCAAGGTCACTTTTCTTAATCATTTTGCCACCCACAATAACACGCTCTATGTCCAAAACCGTAAAACCGTCAGGAAGAGTGTACTCTCCGTTGGTTGCTTTTGCACTCACCATTTCAAAAGTGGAATAATGCTCTCTTGTAAGCAATGCCCCAAGCTCGTCGCACCACATAAGCTTTTCGGTGAGGCTGTATTCGTTTGGAAACATCGTGTCACAGGTTTTTATCAAATCAATTATGTTCATATCTTTCTCCTTTCCTTATGCTCCCGTCCGCCGTCGGCATTTTTCAGCTCAATATCATAGAGAATTGTGTTGCCGTTGCCAACGAGTCTGATTTTGTGGCTTTTTGTGTTGTGCCATCTGAGGGGAATGCTATAAATATGTAGCTTTCCCGTTCCCTCGCAGCTCTGATGCTCACAGAGCTTTCCGCCGTCGCAGGAGGAATATATTCTTATTGTCTTACCCTTATCTATTTTTGCTCTTATCCAAAGGTAGTTCGGGTGTGAATTTGAGCAATCCTCCTCGAAAAATTCGCAGCTTTCCAGCTCCCAGGCTGAGTTATCCTCTGCAAATAAAGAGAGAATGGAGTTGTCAGTTGCGGCATAGAGCTTGCCATAGTCATCAAAGAAGCCTCTGATTTCTCCTGGGGTAGACATACTGTGCCAAAGCTGGTATCTTGCATCAAACACAAAAAGCTCGCCCGTTCCCTCGCTGCTTGTGGCATAAACATAGTATTTGTTATTCTTGCCAATTCCGACAGCGCTGACAAAGTCCGCAGCAAGCTTTTTGGAAATATTCTCAAACCCTACTCCGTCAAAACGATAAAAACCGTCCTTGGAGAGAAAATATAGATAGCCTCCGACCTGAGCACAGCTTCTGATGTCGATACAGCCGATACCCTCTACAGTTCTTGCAATAGAGAAATTAGTAGGGACAGTTCCGCTGATTATATGCAGGCAGTTTTCCTTGAATGCAAGCACATAATTTCGGTAAGAAACAATTCCCGTAAAACCGCCGCCTGAGCCGACACCCACGTAATAACTGTCGGTAGCCACCCCCTTGAAGCTGTTAAATTCTCTGAAATCCCCCAGCTTGGAAGCATATATATATTCGCCGTTGGGGTTTACACCCCAAAGTCTGTTGTTGTGAACGCAAATGCTGTTTATAACAGGCATTGCCTTGCGGTATATAGGTTTGGAATGGGAGTATTCTGTGGTTCGTTCAGGGGAATTATATGCAGCAGAGCAGTAACCTTTTGCCTCCACCGGAGCTCCCCACGCATTGTACGCAACATATTCTACGTAGCTTGATGGACCGCTGAGGTTAATTTTGGTTATGATGCAGCTGACCTCATCAGTTGAAGAGACGGCGCCGTAACGGCTTTCTCTTATAAGAGTTTCTCTTGCATACTCATAGCTTGAAGCACCGATGGTGTTGTTGTATCTGGACCTCAGGTTGCAAAGCACTATTGAGTCACCTACCGAAAGACTCTTCAATACTGTTTCATTATCCGCGGGTATTCTGTAAGTAGTACATCTATAGTCAGATATTGCCGCGGGAAGATATTTTAATCCGACTGATGCTGAATTTGAAAAAAGCAAGCAATCCAGCCTGACAACGTATCCGGCACTTGTTCCCTGATAATATGCAGTGTACTTGTTGTTGCTATAGTAGAGCAGACATCTGTCAGAGAAATTGTTGTAGCAGCATATGATTATGTTGCCGTTCATTTTTGTAAGCTCTACACGCCCCTCGGCAGGAATTGATGCATCGGAGTAAAATGGGATTTTTTTGCCTTTGTAGTAGAAGCTCGTCCCCGCAACTCCGCTAAAGCTTTGGTCAAAGCCGTCCTCAGGGCAGAGAACGGCTCTTATGTTGGTGATTTGGTTACCATCAGAATCGGTAAGCTTTATAGCCCTGGGGGCTTTTTGGGAGGCAAGGCAGGGGTACTCGTCAGCGGTGACATTCTGAGCCTTTACAAATTCCCCTTTTTCGCCCGCACAACGTCTGTTTATTCCTCTGAAACAGGAAATAAGCGATGTATTTTTTTCTGCCATAGCTTTTGTGTCCCCCCATCAGCATTTGCCCAAAAAGGTGTCAATGAATTTTGCCGCCGCAATATCTGCCTTGATGGTGTTGCGTTCGCTTTCCTCAATAATCATTGCCACCTTTCTTGGTACTTTTACATGCTCGCCGTAGCGTATCTGATAGTTAACTCCGTTTAGTGTCACCACAAAGGCATTGCCTGCCTCGCCCTCCGGCTTTCTTACATATACGTCTACGAGCTCATCGAAGTATTTTTGTGTACCTTTATTTTTCATAATTAGTTCTCCTTTCATTGTGGGTTATTTAGCGGTCGAAGTATATTTTTGCCTATGCCTCCGACAATAAATCTTACGATTTAAAACTCGGCGAACACGTCAAAAATACACTCCGGCCGCTGATTTGGTAATATCTAAGAATTAATGGGTTGGATAGGGTATATTATGCGTCATTGCGAGTTTTGAGCCTTTCGGCGAATTGTCTGAGCAATAGCACTAATATACCCTGTCCAACCAAAACAGTTAGGCAGTTGCCAATGACTCAAGTCTTACCATATACATATCAGTAAGAATTCTGCACAAATGATATGCCTTCCAGCCCATTGTCGCTCTCTGGTTCAATGGGTCACCGCTTCCGGCAGAGCCAAGACTCTTGGTGATGTTTTCAAGAGTGCTCTTTATGTCAGTAACGCCGTATGCGTCAGCACCCAGAACAAGAGTTGAGTATACAGGCTTTGAAGATGCTGCACCCTCGCCCGGATAAATCTTCATATCAACCTTGACAAGCGACTTTGAAAAGTCCTCATTAACCACGATTGATGCACCAAAGTCCTCGCCAAACTTGCCGGCTTCGGCAGAAGCAACAGTATAGATTCTTCCGCCGATGTTAAGGCTTCTGCCTACAAGCTCATTTGCCTGCTCTTCTGTGAGTTTTTCGTATACATAGATAGTAGAAGTTTCAGCATCAGCCTTGACAATTGAAAGCTCGTTGTAATCAGCCAATGCCTCGCCTCTGAATACAGTTGCAAGCGGACTTTCTACAAATCTTACTCCATAAAGCTCGCCTACCTCGCCTTCAAAAAGAGGAGTTCTTGCCTGATACTGCTGAGCATGAATCCACTTTTCGTCACTCATAAGGTCGTGAGCGATGTCAGGGTGTACGATAGCAACATACTTGCCGTCAATTCTCTTTGCTTTGTTGACCTTTAGAGTTCTTACAATTTCGCGGATAGTATCAATTGTTGCAACGTCGCCCTCAGCAAGCTCGCTTCTTGAGTTCTTGCCGCCTGCATAGTACACGTTCATACCTGTTGACAAGACGTCGGCAGTCAAAGAGTCAAGTGTTTCGCCGGCGTTGTTTGCAAGAGTTTCGTTAATTCTGAGCATTTCAGGTGACGGGTCAGGGGTGAAGAAGTCAAATTGGTCGGTTGTTGCAATGTACGCACCATACTGCTTTGGAATACCTGTCACACGTGAGATGTTCATTGATGTACCCTCAGGTGTGATACCTTCGGTAAGTGGTGTCTTTGCCAATGGCAACGGGCTCATCTTGTCCCACGCAACGATTTTGCCCTTGCCTTTTTCGAGCTTTGCTTTCTGACCAAACTGGTGGTGAATAAGCTCTGTCTTTGATACGTTTATCAGCTGACGGTTAAGCACCGGCTGATACAGAGGTGCAAGCCCCTGTGAAGATGTTTTGTTTACGTTAAAAATTGTTTCGTTCATAATATATTTCTCCTTTCAAATTTACCTTTTTATCTGTTTTTCAACTTACGCAGATATTTTTCAAAATCCGCATCGCTCATGCCTTCGATATTAAGCTCAGGTGAGCCGTTGGCATTTGCAGTGCTTTGTCCGTTTTGTGATATAACGCGTCTTTGTGGCATGGACATTGCCATATTGTTGACTGCAAGATAAGCCAGCGGAATTGCCTCGCCTCTCATTATGCGGTCATAAAAGTCTCTGTTTTCCATAGCCTTTTCAAAATCAAAGCCCGGAACAACCCCTCTCATTGCTTCAACGTCCTTTGCCCAGCCGTTTCTTATCTCCTGAACTCTTTTGTCAAAGTCCGCCTTCTTTTGTTGCTGTGCTCTGTATCGCATAGCATCGGCTCTCAGAGCCTCAATGTCCTCCTCCTGAGGAGCCTTTTTGTTCTTCATTTCTTCATTCATCTTTGTTTCTCCTTTCAATTTCCTTGTTTACATCAGGAACAATAATAATGCCCCTTTCGGCTTCGTCCTCTTCGCTGCCGTCAAGCCCCATATGCTTGCCGAGCCATTCAAGAGCCTTCATTCTGTCATAGAAGGTTACCTTGCATTCTCCGCTTTTGGTGCTTGTGATGCTTGAGATAGCCGTTGTGTCCACTCTGTTGTCCTCTGCCTTGAGATTTACTTCGTTTTTGTAAGTTTCTTCTCCGTTTTCGTCAACAGAAACCTTTCTTCCAAAATCGAGAAAATCATTCATATCTGCAAAGGCAATCTTGATGTACATTCCAATGATGTCATCTGCATCTATCAGCTCGCGGTTGAACCTTGCAGTTTTTAGCTCGCGTATTTTTTCGCGGATATTTTCGTTACGCATCAGCTCGTCCGCTTTGTCAGAAGCATCCTTGTAATCGCAGTCAAAAGCATATGCATATGCTTTTGATGCATCAAAGCATCTGGAGTACATTTCACAGAATTTTTTCTCTTTTTTGGTCAATGACTTCCTATTTATATACACCACCTCCTTTCAAGGTAATTTTGAACTACCTTATGCGGTAGTCCTCGCCCAATTCCTCAAACAGCATTTCCTTAAGACACGTTGCGCACAAATCCAAATCCTCGTATCTGAAGCAGTCGTCCTCGTCAAGGTTTTCACCGCACTGTGAGCAGAGCCGATGCTCTTCTTCAAAATTTCTGCCGAGGCGGTCCCGCTCCATAACCTCAATTGCACGTGAGTCATCGCACGAAAACATATTCTCACCTCCTTTGTGAGTTTTTTAATATTTGCCTTGATTATAGCTATAAACAGCCGCTTTCTCAAAAAACTTTTGCTAAAACTTAATTTTTTTTCAAAACCCCTTGTTTTTTCTGTTTTTATGTGGTATAATCATTATGACAGAATGTGGTTATATGCCTTACTGTTGAGAAACGGTTTGTGCAGGACTTGCAAAAAAAGATAACGTAAGATGTTATGTCACATATTTCTCTCACCAATGTAATTCACTGCAAATCATTATGTGATGTGCCCCCATTTTTTTGTGGACGTACTCCTGTAGGGGAGAATTGATATAAAAAATGCTTGCGTATTACATAGTGATTTTCTTTGTTTTATGTTGTAATATGTGATGTTGCCTCTTACGGGCACGGGAAGGTCTTTCTCCGGAGAATTTCCTGTGTTGAGGTTGAACGGTATTTCTCTCTGCCGTTCTTTGCAGTATCAGATACTCTCTCTTTGTCGATACTGACATTTTTGGCTGGTCGAAAGATCCCGACACGGAATATAGTCAAACGATGCTCTTTATAAAATAAGGAGTTCCGCTTATTCTATATAGCCTTTGCAAGTTCTGCACAAGCCGTTTGCTTTTGCCGCAATTTATTGCGGCATTTTTTTGTGTAAATCAGGCAAAATGTCGAATTTGGCAGAAAAGTTCTACAAAATAACCAAAATCAACCAGTTAATATTACAAAAATGTTACAAAAAATCGTATAAGAAATAAATATTTTCGTATTATTGTTGCAATCTTGTAATATTTATGATATAACGGAGAATAGGAGCAATATTTTTGCTTAAGACAAAAGAAGGAGATAAGGGACAGTGGACTTAATTATATTTGACAAGATTCAGCATAACGAATGCGTTCAGGCAATTCTGGAACGTAACAACACTAAGATATTGAAGGATATAATTAATTTTGCTGAAACTGAAGGAGTGACCAACAACAGCATACGCGAGTACATATCTGTTTTGCTTGCCAACGATGATAATATTGTGTCAAACCTGGCACAATCGGGCAAAAAGATAGGTGACGAGCTGAAAAAGATTGCTGCTCTTGACATCGACAAGATTTTCAAGAAGTTGTTCTCCACTCAGATTAAATACTCACCGTCAGGCAACGACACGGGTTTTTGCAGAAGATATATTTCTTCTATAAAAAGACTTACCGAGTCGCAGAATTCACAGGAGCTGCTTGAGCGATTGATTGAGCATTACCGCACTTTGGGGAGCGGTATCCTTTCAAAATACATCGCTTTCAAATATGACGGCGAGCTTTTGGGAATAAGCAAGACCGACAGCACAAGCTTTGACTCGCTTGTTGGACTTGATTACCAAAAGAAAATCCTTATCGACAACACAAAGGCATTCATCAGCGGCAAAAAAGCGAATAATGTGCTGTTGTTTGGGGACAGAGGTTGTGGAAAATCCTCCTCTGTAAAGGCACTTCTGAATATGTTCTGTGACGACGGTCTCAGAATTATCGAAGTACCTAAAGCACATATAGCCGACATTCCTTCGCTTACCGCAATGCTTAGTGAAAAGCCTAACAAATATATATTGTTCTTAGACGATTTATCATTTGAATCGGGCGACAAGGACTATAAGGCGCTCAAGGTTGCCATGGAGGGACAGTTGCAGGCAAGAGGAGATAATGTTGTTATCTATGCCACCTCAAACCGCCGCCATCTCATCAAGGAAACCTGGGAAGACCGTCAGGGCAGTGATATTCACCGCAATGACCATATGCAAGAAACTCTCTCTTTGTCAGAAAGATTCGGAATAAGCCTGGTATTCTCTTCACCTAACCAGAAGGAATATCTGAACATCGTAAAAGAGATGCTCGCATCACACGGCTTGGAGATGAATTCTGATATTGAAAAAGCGGCAGTTGTATGGCAGATGGATTACGGCTCAAAGAGCGGCAGATGTGCCAAGCAGTTTGTCCTTGATTATCTATCAAAGGATTTTTAAAGAGAAAAACAATGAAACAAAATAAGAAACTAACATTACTTGTGAGTGCTGCTATGCTTCTATCAACCGCAAGCACATTTGCACAAGGAACTGTCCTTCTTACAAAGGAGGGCGAAAAACTCGTTTACAACGGTGACAAAAACAAGGTTTATGTTCTCAATTCCTACCTTGACGGAGTGCTCAAAAGCAGCGAGGTTATGCAAAATAACGACGGAGCTTTTTGGGCATCAGACAAAGGCATGGAATATGATTTGAGAATATGCGAGCCATTGAGCGGCCAGGTGTATGACGCAAATATAGGCATTCCCGACAAAAGACCGCCAATAACCGAGGAAGATACAAAAGAAAACGAGTCTGAATATAACCCAAACAATTACCCCGAGGAAACTTATGACAGAGCGATAGATGCCCTCTATGCATTTTCAGTTATAGAGAAGGTAGCTACCACGTCAAATGACTCGGGAGAGATCTGCTACGAGATAAGCTACGCAAATCAGGGCAAGATGAAGACGGAAACTATCGAGGGGGATATAACGATAGCTTCTGCTTCAGATAATGCTTCTGCAATGCAAAATCAAAAAGCAGGCTCACTCAGACGTGGCGATGTAGTGTACTTTGACCGTCAGATAAACGGTACAATCAAGGGAATTTCCCTCATTTACAGACCCGTCAGAGGTAATATTTTAACAGATACTAATGACTATGGAACAAATTTTGAAAAGCTTATTGCGGACAATGGTGCTGTGGCAGGCTACACACCGTGGACGGTTCTCCGCTACGGGCAAAGACCGGCTAACGGCAAGGGAGTTACGCAGTATGCCTTCGGAATGAGTGCCTACAGGATGGGCAATGCCCTGTATCTGTTGAATAAATCCTGTAATCTCGACACTGCCTTGGAGATTATAATGAAGGATAAAGCGGCAGTATACGTGTGCGACGTAAATTCAAGAGTGGGAGGATTGGAAATAGAGTCAATTTCGGCTATCGGCTCTAATATTTCAAATAAGCAGTTTAACACAGGCGGAACGATTTCGCCGGAGGAGGATGGACTTTCCTTCGTATTGGTAAGGCTGGTTGACGGACTTGCTACTGACATAGTTTATTATCAATATTAACGGGAGGTTCTGATCTAAAGGAAAGGACTAATTTTAATAATGATATATTTGAGAAAATTCTCGACAATAGCGTTGGCAATTATGCTTTGTTCAATAACGACAAATGCGGCAGAACCAATAGCGGTCAAGCTTGATTCTGTGAATAGTAATTATGTAGAATATGTAGACTTTGAAAAAACGGCTCCTGTAATAATAGAAAATACGACAATGGTACCTGTAAGAAGCTTCGCTCAGGCTTCCGGAATGGAAGTGGAGTGGGATCAGACAACTCTGACAGCTCTTGCAAGTATCGACGTAACCCAAAACTCCGATTCCCCCATCGTACAATACGGAAAACAGCTTATCAATAAGGTAAGCGACTATGGACTTGAACTTACCCCGAAGGAAATCTGTGCATCTTTGCAGGCAGACAACCAAAACGGAACAATCAGATACATCTTCACAGACAGCGAGGGTGACGAGGTATGTGTCGGTAAATTAGTAGACCTTGGTGATGCACCAAGATTTGTAGAAGGACACACACTTGTTACACCAATCCGCACAACAGCAGAGCTGTTCGGACTCGATGTAAAGTGGGACCAGAACGACCTTGAGGTTGCAGTATCTATTCCCGAAACGGTTGTTGCACCTATGGATGTAAAGATTATACCTCCTCATCAGCCAATCGAGGTAAAAGAAGAGGTGGTTCCGGCGGCAAGTACTCAGGACGAGAGAGGAACATATCTTGGCAACTTCAAGATTTCTCATTACTGCCCATGCACAAAGTGCTGTGGACAATGGGGCGGAAATACCGCCTGGGCAGGCAGACTTGTTCCGGGTCAGACCATAGCAGTTGATCCGAATACTATACCAAAGCTCAGCTGGGTTTATATTGATGGTTACGGTGCCCGCCGTGCAGAAGACAGAGGCGGTGCAATCAAGGGTAACCGTATAGACGTTGCTGTAGCAACCCATGCCGAAGCTCTCAGATTGGGAGTTACTTATAAAGACGTATGGCTAAAATAGGATAAAAGGAATGGTGGTTGCAAATGAGCCTTGTGCTTGTTTGCAGCCATACTAACTTTGCATCAGCAAAGAAGAAAAGCAGGGACCGATACCCACATCGACCCGAAAATAGTATATATATAGGAAGAAATCCACAAGATATAGTGTTGCAAAAAAATAATAAAAAAAGTTTAAATTTTTTTGCAAAAAAGTGTTGACAAAAGTGTCGAAATGTGTTAATATACTATGCGTTGTCGGTTTTGACCGATAGCGAGAAAATA